CGTTCCTTTTCTAACCCACAAAATACCTCGATCAGCCACGATCAGACTGAATCGTTTTGATTAACCTTCAAACGGGCGAGATCTTGATTGATCCTGCCTATTCGGATTTAAGAGGTGTGCAAACTCCACGAATTCATTCCAAGCTCAATGATTTACCATCAAAAGGTCAAGATATGATCGACCTAGCGACCGAACTTGGCATCAACCTTATGGAATGGCAGCGGTTTGTCTGCATACATGGTCACAAAGTTAGACCAGATGGTCGGTTTCAACATTCTGAGGCTGGTTTGGTCTGCGCTAGGCAGCAAGGCAAATCCACCTTGATGATGCTTCGGATCTTGACTGGCATGTTTGTATGGGGTGAGGGATTGCAGCTTGCATCAGCTCACAGACTTACAACCTCGCTAGAAACCTTTAGACAGATTGTGGCTTTGATTGAAACCAATTCAAGACTTGAAAAAGAAGTAAAGAAAATCCGGTGGCAACATGGTGCTGAGGAAATTGAATTGTTTGGCAATAGACGATTTGTTGTAAAGGCTGCAAACAATGCAGCTAGAGGTTTAAGCAAACCTGAAACTATCCATCTTGATGAATTGAGAGAATACAAGGATGAGGATGCTTGGTCATCAATGCGTTATTCCATGATATCTGCTAAGAATCCGCAGGTTTGGGTTTATTCATCAGCTGGAGATCAACATTCCGTAATCTTAAACAAATTGCGTGAGAGGGCATTGGCATCAGCTACGACCGATGACCCGATTGGTTGGTTTGAGTGGAGTGCCGAACCTGATGCTCCGATCTTGCTTCCGTCAGGTGAGATTAACTGGAGCGCATTTGCTCAAGCCAACCCATCATTAGGAATTACTATTCACCCAGATAATCTAAAAGCGGTCATCAATGATCCACCGGATATTGTGCGCACAGAAGTTTTGGCTCAATGGGTCGATACAATTAACAGCGCAATTGATGCACAAAAGTGGGCTTTATGTCAGACTGACCCAATACCATTAGATCCTGAGCAACCTACTTGGTTGGCGTTGGATTTATCGCCTGACAGAAAATTTGCAGCATTATGTGCAACCCAACGATTACCAGGAGAAAGATTTAATTTAGTTTTACTGCATACTTGGTCAAATGATTATTCATTAAATGATTTAGCAATTGCAAACGATATTGCGCCTTATGTTAGAAAATACAACACACAAACTGTGGCGTATTCCAAACGGACTGCACAAGCTGTCGCAAGTCGGCTCGTTCCTGCTGGGATACCCATAACCGACATGGATGGCGCAATCTATGCGGAAAGTTGTGATCGGTGGCTGGGCGCAATAAATTCCCATCGATTACAACATGGAGGTCAGGATGAACTGACCCAACAAACACTTTCAGCAGCCAAATTGCCTTACGGGGATGGCAGTTGGGTTATTGGAAGGCGTGCAAGCAGAGTGGCAGTTTGTGCAGCTGTCGCCTCTGCATTGGCAACCTATTTTGCGACACAACCTGAAACGGAGATTGATATACAAGTCGGATAATTAGGACATATGGTATATTATGTGCTAATGGGATTATTTGATCGTTTCCGCACAAATCAGGCAAATCCGACAATAGATGTCGCAGCTGCTTTATCACCTTACAACGCACAACAATTAGTTGGCGGAATTTTATTTGGAACTACAACTGCAACTCGTGAACAATACATGGCGATTCCAGCAGGTGCTCGTGCAAGAAATATAATTTGCTCAACAGTCGGATCTTTACCGCTAGAGCAATACAATCATTTTACAAATGAACATGTAAGACCAAATCGTGTAATTATGCAACCAGATCCAAGAGTTGCAGGATCAGCCATATATGCATGGATAGCCGAAGATTTGCTCCTGTTTGGGGTCGCATATGGTATGGTGATGGACGCCTATGCTGCAACCGATGCATCAAGAATTCGTGCATGGACAAGAATTGCACCAAACAGAGTATTTGCATCATTAAATTCAAATTCAACCGAGATTGAGTATTACACAGTTGATGGTAAGCGAGTGCCGCCATTTGGACTTGGATCTTTAATTGTATTTAACGGACTTGATGAAGGAATTCTTAATCGAGCAGGTCGCACAATTAAAGCTGCTGCTGAATTAGAAAAAGCAGCCGAAATGTATGCAAAAGAGCCAATGCCACAAATGGTATTAAAATCAAATGGCACAAATTTAACTCCAGAGAGAATTACAAGATTACTTGAAAGCTGGAAAGCAAGCCGAGCAACTAGATCAACTGCATTCTTAAATGCTGATGTTGAATTACAGGCTTTAGGCTTTGATCCAGCCAAATTACAGTTAAATGAAGCAAGACAATATCTTGCATTAGAAGTTGCAAGAGCAGCTGGAATTCCGGCAAGTTTTGTTTCTGCTGAAACTACATCAATGACTTATTCAAACATGACAGCTGAAAGAAAAGCACTTATTGACTTTTCGCTTCGTCCGATTTTAACGGCAATTGAACAAAGATTATCTCAGGTAGATTTTTGCCCTAACGGAATCGAAACCCGTTTTGATATTGATGACTTTTTGCGTGGCTCAGCATTAGAGCGTGCGCAAGTTTATGAAATCCTAAATCGCATTGGCGCAATGAGCGTTGAGCAAATCCAAGAGGAGGAGGATCTAATTCGATGAAAATTAGTTTCCCAATTGAAATAACCGCAGCCGACACAAACAAACGAACCATCTCAGGCAAGATCGTCACTTGGAATGAGCAAGGTTCAACCAGCGCAGGATTAACTGTTTTTGAAAAAGACAGCATTGACTTTTCAAAGCCTGTCAAATTATTGCTTGAGCACCAAACAACAAAGCCACTTGGCAAGTTAATTGATATTACTGCCACAGATTCAGGCTTGGAAGCAACATTTAAGTTGGCTAAAACTTTCAGAGCTGATGATGCGCTTGAGGAAGCAGCCACAGGTTTAAGAGATGGATTTAGCGTTGGTGTCAAAATCAACGAATGGAAAAATGAGGATGGCGTGCTAAAGATTCAATCAAGCACGCTTCAAGAAGTTTCACTTGTAACAGATCCAGCAATCGACAGCGCAAGAGTGGCTGAGGTTGCAGCTAGTGAAACAACAGAGAATTCCGAAGCAACCGCTGAGGAAACTACAACACAGGAGGACAAAGTGTCTGATACAACATCAGAAGCTCCTATCGCAACCGAAGCGGTAGAAGCATCACAAGCTCCAGTTGTAACTGCTCAATATGTGGCATATACAAAGCCTCGTGTTGATACCAATGTTACCGCTGGACAATATCTAAACGCACAAGTTCGTGCTATTCAGGGCGACAACGATGCTCGTGACCTAATTGCAGCATTGCAAATCGCAACAGTTTCAGAAAATACCGGAACTGTGCCACCAAATTATTTGCGTGATCTAATCGGTGTAATTGATACAAGCCGTCCATTTATTGATTCAATCGAGAGAGCACCACTACCAGCAACAGGAATGAAAATTTACACACCTGCGTTGGGCACACAAGCAACAGTTGCAGTAACTGGAGAAGGTTCAGAATTTTCATCAACTGATACAACTGTCACATTCCAAGAGGACACTATCGTTAAGTTTGCTGGAGCAAATGTTGTAAATGTTGAGTTGTTTGATCGTTCAGACCCAGCATTCGCAGAATTATTGGTTCGTGAGTTAGCTGCATCTTATGCACAAAAGACCGATCAATATGCTTCACAAATTGCATCACAGAATGCAAGCGCATCAACTGGCGCATCAATTTACGCATCAATCGTTGATGGAATTTCTGATTCCTATGGCGTAATGCGCTTTACACCAAATCGCCTATTAGTTGCTCCCTCAGGTGGAACAAACGGAATTGATTTTAGTGGATTGCTTGGAGCGGTAGCTGATTCCCGTCCACTATTTTCAGCAGCAGCACCACAAAATGCTGCGGGTGTGATCACACAGGGTTCTACAAATGGAACTGTGGCTGGATTAGATTTGGTTGTGAGCCCTAACTACACAGGTGATGATGCTAACGCCAAACATGCTTTGGTTTACCCATCACAAGCAATGCGATTCCATGAGAGTGGCACAGTGGAACTTCGTGCCAATATCGTTGCAAACGGACGCATTGAAATAGGTATCTACGGATATGTTTGCGTAGTTAATCGCTACCCAACTGCATTCCGCAAGCTAGCAGTAGCCTAATTTAACTGAGTGCCTGCGGTTGCTCCCGATCGTAGGCATCCATTAAGGGAGTAAGGAGATGACATGCCAAGCATAATTACAGCCACCGAGTTGCGATCTGTGCTTGGTGTGTCGTCTGCCTTGTATGACAACACATATCTTGATGGCATAATAGATTCGGCAGAATCGGTGATTTTGCCAATGCTTGTTGCATTCAAAGCACCTGTTCAAAAGACATCATTGTCAGATAATGTTGCTACATTTACCACATTGGGAGTTCATGAATTTACGGAAGGACAATCAGTTGTCATTACAGGATGCGGTTCACCTTACAACGGAACAAGAGTTGTGTTGGCAGACAATCTTGGACAATATACCTTTTCAGCATCGATCACTAATGCCGATATACTCGAAGCTAATGTCATCCCATCCGGAACTGCTACCCTTTCTGGCGCATCAACTTATGTTGGAGTCCAGCCTGTTCGATCAGCAGTCTTTGCAGTTTCAGTCGAAGTATTTCAATCAAGAATTGCCAGCGGAGGACAAATAGAGGGCGTTGATTTTTCAGCAACTCCGTTTAGGATGGGGAGATCGCTTTTCAATCGCTGCGTAGGTTTGCTTGGTGCTTATCTTGATGTTGAAAGCATGGCTCAGTAATGCCAAACGAAACAATACTTGAGCAAGTCAGGACACCTTTAGCAACCGCTTTATCAACTGTCGCAGGAAATGTTTATTCATTTGTGCCTGAAACAGTCATCCCCCCGGCTGTCGTTGTAGTGCCTGATTCGCCATATTTAGAATTTCAAACAATTAACAGTTCAAACATTCGTGCCAAAGTCAATATGACAATCACAGTCGCAGTTGCATATAACAGCAATCCTGCATCTCTCGATAATATAGAGCAGTTAATCATAAGTGTTCTGGCGGTTATCCCAGTAGGATACATCGTCAGCTCGGTTGAAAGACCGACAGTAACAACAGTTGGAGCATCAACGCTGCTTATAGCAGATGTTCGAGTTTCTACCTATTACACGCAAACAATATAAGGAGCAATCATGGCAACACAAGTAATTACAGGTCGTGATGTTTCGCTGTCTTTTTCAGGTGGAACAGACATCGAAGCACAAGCGACTAACGCAGTTTTAACGAAGGTCAATGAGCGTCAGACTTATCAGACAATGGATGGCGAGGCTTACAAGACCACAAACATTTCAGGAACATTCCAATTGGACATGTTGGCTGACTGGGGCAAAGCAAACTCAGTTTGTGAGGCTCTGTGGGCAGCTGCTGAATCAGCACCAGATACAGATATCAGCATGACACTTACGGCTGCATCAGGAGCGCAATTTGTGTTTCCAGTAAAGCCTGAGTTTCCAACTGCTGGTGGATCAGGAACTGATGCTCAAACAGTATCATTTACATTCACCGTATCTAAGGGTGAAGTAACCGACACCTTTAGCTAAGATCTAACAACGGGAGCAAATAATGAAATTACCAATCACAATTGAATATAACTCAGGCGAGCAAGCAACCTACATTGCCCAACCGCCTGAGTGGGCAAAATGGGAAAAGCAGACAGGAAATACCATTGGTCAGGCAGCTGAGAAATTGGGTATTTGGGATCTTATGTTTCTTGCTTATCATGCACATAAGCGTGAACTTGCAGGAGGAAAGCCCATCAAACCAATGGATATTTGGATGGAAACAGTAGCCGATGTCATTGTTGGTGATGCAGACCCAAAAGCCACAAAGCAGGAAGCCTAAACAGATTATTGGTTGAGTTGGCAATTGCCACACATATTCCAATGAGTGAATGGGTTGATGCGGACGACATATTAACAGCGATCGAGATATTGGAGGCAAGGAATGGCAAATGAAACCATTGCATACAATAAAAAAGATCTGCGTGATATTTACAAAGCGTTCAAACTCATGGATGAGCAAGCAACAGAGGAAGCAAGAACTCAATCTGCTGCTTTGGCGTATTTTGCATCAGAGGAAATTAAGCAAGCAGCTAGAGGTCGAGAAAAATCGGCTAAAGCAGTCCAGAGAGTTGCAGATGGCGTTAGCATCTCAAAATCAAGCAAAATCGGTGAGTTCAGTTATGGTTTCGCACGACAAAAGTTTTCAGGTGGTGCTACTACGCAAACCCTATGGGCTGGTCTTGAGTTTGGATCTAATAAGTTCAAGCAGTTTCCTAGTTATTCGGGACGGCAAGGCAGAGGTTCAAGAGGTTGGTTTATCTATCCAACCCTTCGCAGAATTCAGCCTGAATTGATCAACAAATGGGAACAAAGTTTTAATCGCATTATTAAGGAATGGGTCTAATGGCTACTGGTTTATTTCGCACATTAAAGTTATCGATTCTTGCTGATGTCGATGACTTAAAAAAGAAGTTGGGTGATGCTGACAAAGCGGTTGAAAGCAACGCAAGCAAGATTTCAGAGTTTGGCAAAAAGGCTGCTGCTGCATTTGCCGTTGCAACTGCTGCTGCCGTTGCCTATGCTGGCAAATTAGCCATTGATGGAGTCAAATCAGCGATTGAGGATGAACAGGCACAGCTGAGGTTAGCCAGCGCATTAAAGACCGCCACAGGTGCTACTGACGCCCAAATAAAGGCAACTGAGGAATATATCTCAAAGACACAATTGGCAACTGGTGTTGCTGACAATGATTTAAGAAATGCCTTCCAGAGATTATCCGTTACCACAAAAGATGTTAATGCTTCACAAAAATTATTGAATTTGGCTTTAGATGTATCTAAGGGATCAGGTAAAGATTTAGCAACTGTCACCGAAGCATTGGCAAAAGCCTATGAAGGACAAGATACAAGATTGGCACGATTGGGCATTGGTCTATCAGCTGCC